GAAGCAGAAGTTGAGTATGGGGTTAACAAGTCTTTTCCTGGTGGTAATTACACTGCCATAGTATTGGCTGAATGTATTGCTAAATAGCATACGGGCTGCACTTCTATTACTGGTTTTACCATTTGGTAGTGCTTTAGCTCATGAAATGACACCGACTTACCCGAAGTTTAGTGAGTCGTTTATGTCTGGAATATCTGTAACTACGCTTAATATATTCAATAAGCGGAAAGATGTGTCTTACTATGAAATAGGTGTATTTACCAAGGAATGGAAGCCAGTTGCATTTGTTTCTCAGTACAAGGTAATACCTATGAAATATTTAGACACTTTGTCGTTTGACCTATATGTGAATAACTCATCTTTACATACCGTAGTATACATTTGTTCTATATCAAAACTTGGGGCTGGCTCCACTGTGGCTTCAAAGATATGCTCAAGGGTTAAGTGATGAAAAGGCTACTGCTGTTGGCTCTATTGGTTGCTAACCCTGTATGGGCCAGTAACTCGCTGTCATTACAGCTACCAGGCAGTAACAGTAGTTATCAGTCAGATAAGTTTAAAACAGGTGACATGGATTGCTCAAACGCGATAGGTGGCACAATAAACCTAGAGTTTGGCGTTACAGGCATCATAAACAACGCAGCAAGCTTATTTAGCGCATCAAGTGAAAGCCCGCAATCAAAAGACATAGGTGTTTTCGCCAGGATAATTATGCCGTTGAATGCTCCAGAAGAGCGAATTAACTGCAACACGCTGTACCAGCTAGAGTTAAATAAAAAGCGATTAGAGATCATGAAACTAGAAACAGAGCTAAATGCTTTAAGACGATTGCAGCTAGGCGAATGACATGGCAGAAATAGAATACGGTGGTGTTAAGTTAGGAGGCAGTAAGTTACTTCTTATAGTTCCATTGATCGGTACTATAGTAGGCGGCCTATGGGGTGGGTTTGAGGCGTATCAACGATACCTGGACATGGAGGCCCGCATCAGTGAGTTTGTGGCGCCTGACTTGTCTGACTACGATAAGCGCATAGCTATAATGGAAAACAAGTTTGCTGTCATAGATAAAGGTACCGCTCTGCTTGAGGATGAAATATCATCAATTAGGCTAGATACTGATGAGCAATACCTCACTATAAAAGACCTAAAAAAATCTATGCGTGATGATATAAACCGTCAAGAAAAGATAATTGACAGGGTTGAAGACGACATATCCAAGATAGAAATAGATGTAAGAAATACCATAGATGTGGCTGATGGTCGTTTTGAGAGCAAGCGTGATCAATTACAGAATGATTATGAACAGAAATCTGATACAATACGGGCAGATGTAGAACGAAAGCTGTCCGAACTTGAGTCAACGCTTAATAACAAGCTTCAGAGGGCTTTGGACAATCCGCTAGCTAATTAACAGGATTTACATAATGTCAGGTATGCCAGATTTTGAAGCGGGCCAATTGGTTGCTGCGGTTACTCAGTTGAATAAAGATGTTGAGTCGCTAACAATTACAATGACCAAGCTAAATGACAGGCTGGCGGCACAAGAGCTACAGCTAGCCAAAGGCAAAGGGATGGCAGCAGGCGTGATTGTTTTAGCTGCTACTTTAGGCGGTGTTTCATCGTACATAATGAACAGAATATGAGGCACTTATGGCACTTATCCAACTAGACTTACCACCAGGCGTATATCGTAATGGTACTGACTTGCAGACAGCAGGTAGGTGGAGAGATTCCAACCTAGTACGCTGGCACGACAACACATTACGACCTATTGGTGGATGGCGAGCGCGTAGCGATACCGCAACAGCCTCTAAGGTGCGTGGTATTCATGCTTGGATTGATAACAGCTCAGACCGTTGGATCAGTGCAGGCAGCTACAATAAGTTATACATCTATAACTCTGGCGGCACTCAGTACGACATCACCCCAATAGGCTTGACGGCAGGCAATGAAGACGCTCTGAATCCAGTGGGATTTGGTACGGCCTCGTATGGCTTAGAAGAATATGGAACGCCAAGAAAAGAAGCATCTACAATTACACCAGCTACTACATGGTCTATGGATTCATGGGGCCAGAACCTAGTTAGCTGCTCAATATCAGATGGCAAGATATACGAATGGTCTTTGGTTACTGGAACTCCTGCGGCTGTAATTGCTAATGCTCCTACTGGCTGTAGATCAATCTTGGTGACAGAAGAACGTTTCTTATTTGCTCTTGGCGCTGGTGGCAATCCACGTTTGGTGCAATGGTCAGACCGTGAAGATAATACAACCTGGACACCTTCTGCGACTAACGAGGCAGGTAGCTTAGAGTTGCAGACAAGTGGACGCATTCAGTGTGGCGTTAAAGTACAGAACCAATCGCTTATTCTAACTGACACAGACGCTCATGTAGCGACTTACTCAGGCCCGCCATACGTCTATGGCATCGAACGTGTAGGTACGTCATGCGGTATTATATCAACTCAGGCAGTCGCAGTAGTGGATATTGGTGCGATATGGATGGGGCGTAGATCATTCTATACATACTCTGGTGGTGCTGTAACAGAAGTTAGTTGCGATGTCGCAGACTATGTATTCTCTGACATAAACATTAGCCAAATAAGTAAGGCGTGTGCTGTATCTAACGCTAACTTTGGTGAGATCTGGTGGTTTTACCCATCCTCATCATCTAACGAGAATGACCGCTACGTGGTGTTTAACTACACAGATGGTACTTGGGCTATTGGCTCTATGGCTAGAACGTCTGGCGTTGATTCTGGCGTATACCGCCAACCTATAATTGCCTCTGCTACCGATAAGAAATTATACGAGCATGAGATTGGCTTTAACTATGATGGCGTAGAACCATTCGCAGAGTCAGGGCCAATATCTATTGGTAATGGCGAGAATGTAATGTCTGTCACCGAAATGATACCTGATGAAAAAACACAAGGCGATGTTGACGCTACGTTCAAGACTAGATTCTATCCCAATGATGTGGAAAGAACATACGGCCCTTATAATATGTCTAACCCTACCAGTTTACGCTTTACTGGTAGACAGGTCAGGTTACGGGTTGAAGGTTCTAATGCTAATGATTGGCGTGTTGGTGTTAATAGACTGGAAGTTAAGGCAGGGGGCAGACGTTGAGCCTCCAAGACCAACCACCAAAACTGATTAATGCTAACTGGCAGCAATGGGCGCAGCGTACAGCTACATGGTTAGCAAGAACGCGTAGTGCTTTAAGGCATAAGGTAGCAGGTGAGTCAGCAGCAGAAGATGGCGTGTTGTTATGGGATCCTGTGCGCACTGACCCTGTTATATCTGTTAATGGGGAGTATGTTCATATTGTTTTAGAGGGTGGATACGGTTCATTCACCAACACTACAGACCATAATTTAGCAGCTATAAATACAGCAACAGCGGTTGATTTTGATACAATAAACCTATCTGATGATATATCACTAAACGCAGGTGGTGATAGAGTTATATTTGGTCATGCTGGAGTGTATTCCATATCATTTTCTACCCAGATTACATCTGGTAGTGGCAGCCTAAAAACGGTATGGTTTTGGCCTAGAGTGAATGGTGTTGATGTGGCTGGATCTACAATTAAGGTATCCATTAAAGATAACTCAACTACTACGGTCATGAGCAGAACAGCAGTATTTACACTAAGCGACAATGACTACTTACAAGTAATGTGGGCAGCGGATAGCACAGACGTGAAGTTAGAAGCAGCACCAGCCACAGCATTTGCTCCATCAACGCCTAGCGCAATACTTACAGCATCTAGGATACGACAACTATGAGCGAGTTAGAACGCTGTAGAGGTTGGATTGAATCGGCTTTAGAATATGGCGGTGGTACTCATTACTACGAGGACATAGTGGAATCTATAGTATCTGGGAAGATGCAGCTATGGCCTGCTAAAGACTCATGTTTAGTGACAGAAATTACAGTATACCCAAGGAAAAAGGTGCTTCATGTATTCCTTGGCGGTGGCGATCTAGAAGAAATTATAGATATGCACGAATCAGTGGTACAATGGGCTATAGAACAGGGTTGCGAAAGTCTAACCATGACTGGTCGCAAAGGCTGGGGTAAGCCATTAAAGAATAGTGGCTGGAAGTCTCAGCTAGTGTTATACGAAAAGAGGTTTTAGGTATGTCTAAAGGCGGTTCAACTACAAACAGTACAGAGATTCCAGCGTGGTTGGAAGACGCAGCTAAAGAAAACATTAATAAAGGTCGTGATGTCTCAAGTATAGGTTACACGCCTTACTATGGCCCAGAAGTGGCAGCCTTTAACCCAATGCAACAGCAGTCAATGCAATCCACGGCCAATGCTGCTGGCGCGTTCGGTTTATATGAGCCTAGCCCTAACGAGCGTAGGAATATGTGGCAGGATACATTGCCAGGACAGTCATCAATGGCATCTGATGGCAGTATAACTAGGCAGATGGGTGGCGCACCTCGATTTGATGGTATGGCAGGAATGCCACAAGCTCAAACATTCGCAGGAGGCGTACAAGGCTATTCCAGCGCACCTATGTTTGAACAAGCTTTAAGCAGCCTACAGCAAAACCGTCCAGGACAGTTTGAGGCTATCAGCAATATGTTTATTGACCCATTTACTGGATCAGCAGCTTCAAATGGCTCTTCATCTTCAAATGCCTACGCAAATTCACCAGAACAAATGAACCAGATGTTTAGCAATAGCCCTACTAACTTCAGTCAAGGTGGTGGTAATACCTCACAAGGCAATCAAGGCGGTGGTTCAAGTTCAAGTTTTGATTCTAGCGGCTATGATCGATTCCCAGCAGATAATGCGGGTGGGTTTGACTACAATAACGATATGTTTACTCGGTCGGCTACGGGTGCTTACTACCCAATACAAGAGCAAGCTCAGTTAAAAGATATGATGGGTATGGGTGGTGGTCTTCCAGGATTGATGGGGGATATGTTAGGTGGCGACAGTAATATTGTAGGCGGTGCTTTATCCGCTTATGCTGATATGTCCCCAGTGTCTGACTTTGTTAATCAAGTTCAATATGGCATGAATGAAGGCTCCATGCAACAGTATCAAGCCATGTCTAAGGCTAATCCTAATTGGGCAGGTATGTCTGAGTTTGATAAGGTTGATGCTGCAAAGAAAGCGTATCAGGCAGGAACAGCATTACCAACACCTACTGCTCAAGTAAATGTAGCACCTACACCATATCAAGGTGGCGGCATAGATCCACAGAGCTATATTAGCAGCGGCTATGATCGATTCCCTAACGTGGAAGTCACTCCATTGGCTAATAATAACATTGAGGCTTTAGACCTTATGTCTATGTTGGATATGGAAATTTCACAAGAAGAGTTAGATTATCGAACGCAACAAGAAGCCGCTAAAAAGCGTATGGCAGCAGAGAAACTGCGCCAAGCTAGTCAATCTAGCAAATCAGATAGCAACAAACCTGCTCCTGCAACAGGTAGCAGCTGGACTCAAAAATCTCCTGGTAGCGGTGGTAGCTACAGTGGAAAAGGCGATAGCTATGATCCAAGCGGTCGTTTTTAAACTAATTGCTAATTAAGCTACTAATACAAGGAATAAGATGATGGCAGGTTCAACAAGCGGTAACGGTCAAGTACCAAGTAACTTTACAGATCAAATGTATCGGGGTGGCCCACCAAAGGCAATGGCGGGGTATATGCGAAATCCTGATGGATCAGCTACGGGTGGAGGTATGGAGAGAATGCCACAGCCAATGCCTATGCCTATATCTCAACAAGCGCCACAGTATGATGTTAATACAGCAGCAGCTCAAGGCTTGCAGGCGGCTCAGATGGGTGCTTCAGCAGAGATGGGCTACAAGCCTATGGCTGTTAATAGCGGTGTTTATAATCCAGCACAGGTAGGAGCTACAGGATATACTGCTGGCAGTGTAGGTAGTCAGGGTTATAATGCTGCTCAATCTGGCGCAGCTCCAACATTAAGCGCAAGCCAAGTAGCTGGTGGTCAAATAGCTGGCACTGACTTGCAAGCCTATATGAACCCTTATGAAGATCAGGTTGTTCAACAATCGCTAGATGATCTTGAACGTAGCCGACTAATGCAACAGAACATTGGTGGCGCACAAGCAGGTGCAGCTAATGCGTTTGGCGGTTCACGACAGGGTATTGCAGAGGCAGAGACTAACAGAGCTTTTGCAGAACAAGCAGCTCGCACAGCTTCTGGCTTACGTCAGACAGGTTATCAGAATGCACAGCAAATGGCAGGGCAAGACATTGCTACAGGTATGCAAGCAAGCCTAGCTAACCAAGGTGCTAACCTACAGGC